AGCCATTTGGCCATCTCTTTTGAATCTATACTCATTTTCTACGGGTTTTAGTGGTTGTGGTTTCTTCGGTTGGAACTTCATCTTGCCCCTCCTCAATCAGAGGAACTTCGGGCGTTGAATCCATAAGTTGCTGGTCAGAGACCGCAGTAACAGACTCCTCAACAGGTCTCAACATCGGTCTGCGCTTGGGAAGCTCCTCAATCGCATCAAACGATACTTCGGGAACTCTCGTCATCGCACTCTCATCAAGGATTCTCATACCGTACTTCTTTAAGAACTCGGTATTCCTCGCCACCTCAATCGTTACACGAATCTGCTCGCCATCAGCCCTTAAAACAGGTACTACTCTGCCGGTTATTCTTTCATTCATAGATTTTTGGTTTTATGTTGCAAATATAAACAATAATGGTAATATCAAGTTTGAGGGATAAGCCAATGCCTGCAACGATAGCCCCCCAAGTAAATAAAAATCGTGGATTCATTTGTTCCCACAATCTTGCCTCTCCAATCGCCTAATCTGCCCCAAGAACGCACTTCTTCCCTCGTGTATATCTTACCATCCCTTGCCACACAAAATGGCCGAGAATCGCTTATTAAGCCTCCTGCGTACAAGTATTTCTTGATACCTAAAGCCTCGCCCATTGCAAAGGTGAACGAGCGGTCAATTACCGCAAACATCGTGTCTGCCGTAAGCGTGGCTGTGTCAAAGAGCAAACCCTTTCTCCCATCACCGCCCTTTACAAATTGAGCAATACCCTCCTCTAAATATGTCCGAGCAGAGCCAGAGGCAATAGACGCAAGAACGAGGTTTCTCAATGAACTCGAAAAACCCGAATTGAAGTTCGTTAGGTCTTCAAGCATAGAGGTCATTTGAGCCTCGTAATCAATACCCGAAATCGCATCGGGGTCAAGTCCCATTTTGCGATACATCTCTTTGGTCAGTTCAGCTTGGGCATCCACCTTGTCCGTTAAAAAGACCAAGGCATCAAAATACTTACTCCCTGCAACAATATCATCAACGCCTCGCATAAACGCATCAACACGAGCGTAATTGGCCGTGTCAAACGAGATATTGCCATCCTTGTCGTAATCAAATAAAGCAAGCAAGGCAATAATCAAAGGAAGGATTTGGTCTTGCGATTCCTCCACTTTCTTACCAAACTCCTCGCCAATCGTGTCCAAGTTCTTCTGCTTCTTGGACTGAATTTGCTCTAAAGTCATATTACGATTCGTCCTCCTCGCCTTCGCCCTTCTCCTCTTTGTATTCCTCCTCGCCCTCTACCGGTGTAGCAGGGATGGCCGTCCGTGCGTTCATAACGCTTTGGGGGGTCATTCTGGATGAACCCTCATCCTCTGGCACTAACTTCTTGGCCATCTCTATCAACACCGCCTTCTGCTCGGCCAAGGTCAGCGTCAAGAACTGCTCGTTCTCCGACAAAGCCTCCTTAATCAAAGACTCCAACTCAAAGTGCATTATCGCCTTCCACTTGGGGGCAATGCCCGAAGCAACCAACGCCAAGACATCCCTTGTTTCAAGATTGAAGAACGGATCAACCTGTACGCTCAACTTCATTATCGCACTCTTCTCCTCCTGAATGGGAAATCGAGTGTCAAGGTACTGCTGTGCCAACATCGCCTTGGAAAAGGTCGGAGCCAACTTAATCTCTGCGGTCAACTCCGCATCGGTACGCATCTCAAAGTTCTGCGGATAGCGAACCGCAGGCATAGCCCAAGCATCACCATAACGCATCCTCCCAATCGTGTCCATAGCGAACTCATAGTCGGCAAAGATGGTGTTGGCAAAACGGAGCAGGAAGGAATACAATTCCTCCCTGTCAATAGCCTTACCTGTGGCGGTTTCCCTTCCCGAAATCTTCTCGTTGTTCATTACGTCAATAGACAACAACTCAAAGGCCATTTGAATATTCGTAATGACTTGTTTGTTCAAGAAATCAAGAATCTGTGGGTCTAACTCAATGAAACCCGCAGGAGGGATGTTCACCTTAGTTTCCACCTCGGTAGTAAAGCGATTCGGGGTCTGCACTTGATAGACAGACATCGGGCCGAACATTCGCTTCGTGCCAGAACCTCCGCAATTTGAACAAGCAATCGCCACCTTCTCCTCAAAGCCTAAAGCCTCCTCAATCTGCCCCGATCCGTTACACTTATCGCAATCATCCACATACTCCCACTTCTGCAAGAAAGCGTGGCTGAACTTGGACATCTGCAAGGTGCTGAAATCGCATACGGCTTGGTCTAAGGCTGGTATAGCAGGGGTGTAAAACGATTGGAAATAGTAATCTCCGTGTTCCTGCACCGAAATACCTCCGAGCCTTGTGCAAGGCAAATAACCGAGGTTGTGGCGATAGTAAAGTCCTATCTCAAACTCATAATCGCTCTTCTTGCCGATTTGCTTGGCTATCTGAATCTCATTCTTATCAAAGATGTAGAATACCAAGCCTTCATCGGACTTAACACGGCCATGCTCAACCTCCGAGCCGTAATCGGCTTTTAGGATAGCATACTCACCATCCTTCCACCCCCAAACTCGTTTGGAGTGAAAGCAACGAGCAACAGGAGTGGTTTCTATCGTGTCATTAAACGTTCCATCCTCAAAGTATTGAAGGTCGGTAGGCATAACGGCCAAGACCGCATTGGGGTCGGTCAAGGTCATAAAGTTGGTAATCTGCTGAAAGTAATTCTCTAACGAACCAAAACGAGGATACTCCTCATTGAAATACTTTTCCTGAGAGGCATCCTCAAAGCGAACCTCGTAATTCTGTCTGTTCCATACCCTCCCTGCAATGTTTACCGCCTTATGGAAGTAAGGAACAGTAATCGGCTTGTAAATATTCTTTCGGTAATTGAACTCGTGGGGAAGCTCGTTGGGAGCTTTCTCTCGAAATAGCTTTTCAGGGAAGGCATCGTAATCGGAGTGAATCCGAAGCCTCATCTCCATCTCCACACAAGCCTTGTAAGTTGGGTAGAAATCAGGAATATAGAACTTGTCAGACTTCTTCTTAACCTCGTACTTCTTGTACTCCGCTATGATATGGTCTAACAACGGCAGAATTTCCTCTGTTGTCATAATTATCGCTTTTTACCGCCTCTGCATTTGCACATAGGGAATAGTTTTATGCTCAAAATTAAGGTATAATTCGCTATTACAAGTATGCCTTAAACTCATCAAAGAACGATTCGTAAGGGTATTGTTGCTTGTTTTCAAGCCGATTCCTCATATGGGCATCAAATATTCCCTGAATCCCATCTTGCTCTGGCTGATACTTCTTCGGCAGATTGGGGATGTCGTGTTCGCGGAACCCAGCGAAGGCACGGTTGAAAAGGCTGTACTTGGCCACCCCTGGCCTTACGCCATTATCCCTTACATCGCTTGAAACATTATGGATATGGGGGCATTCAAACGATGGAGGCATAAAACCATAGGTTTCAATGTGCCGATATATTATATCTCCATCTTCCTCCCCAAATCCCAAAAGCCTTTCGTCAAACCAATTCAACTCCTGCATCATCCTCCTTGAAGTAACGAAATGCGACCAAGAACCATTCAGCACGAACATATTGGATTGAGTGGTCGTTATTTGAGTTACCCTTTCCATAAGGGCCTTCTTATTGCTCACTCTTAAATCGTCATTCAGAATCAAAATATGAGAGGTTGGAGAATGCACGACAAGATCATTCCACATCTTCGCCAAGCCTCGCATCTCTTGGTAGAAGATAGGGCTTACATTGTCGTGGTCGGCAAGAAAACGAAGTATGTCTCTTCGGTACTCGTTATCAAGGCCCGTTTTGTTTGAAGCGTTTACCGCAACAATCACGTCCATACCACTCAAATCCTCAATCAAGGGGATTAGGTGGGAACGGAAACGCTCCTTGAAGGTCGTTATACCGATATACATTACTTCGCCTTAACGCCCCAGAAATACATATCCCAACCTTGGATGGATATTTCTTTCCTCTCAAACTCACAGCCCTTCAAGGCCAATTCCATATCCTTGTCCGATATGTTGCGATAGTAATCGGTTGTGAATGGAGAGTTCCACCCTTCGGACTTGGTGGTGCCGTGTTCGGGTCTGCCTGGAGCAGCGCAAGTGATAACGATTAAGCCACCCGGCTTACAAGCCTTATACATTGCCTTAATGCTCTTCTTCCAAAACTTATCGTGTTCAAGCATCTCGCCCGAAATAACCACATCAAAACGCTCATCATTTTCCTCAACCCACTCGTGGATATAAGCCACTATATCAACATTCTTGCCTTCACCAATGTCCATCCCCAAATACTCGC